GCGGAGTGGCCTCCTTCTCTTCCTGAGATAACTTCCACTTCTCCTGCTCAAGCCACAACGGACATTTATATACAACAACACTATCTTTCAACTGGTGTTGGATATAAGCGACCACACCACTCAGCGCAGTATTGACTATTGTCAGCGTCTGTGTGCTACAGCTCGTTGTCGATATCAGACTCAGACATAGTAGTAAGGTCGATATCAATCTGTTCAGCTTCTTCAAGTTGCTTCCTCGCTATTTCGAGACTTTCATCCTCAATCTTCTTAAGGACCATCCGACGATAGAGCTTCAGGCCTCCCCATATAAGGAGACCCAAAACACCAATACCAGCGATAACTTCAAACATCGGCCCCTTTGTCCTTCGTAAAGCCTGCAATCAGACCTTGAAGTGCAAGACCGCCAGCAACAATTGCTGCTACCTGGTCAGGACTGAGCGTTACACCGAGAGCTGTTATCAGCCCCACAAGTCCCCGCCATGTTGAAGCCTCACCAAGACGAGCTAATACATAGTCCATATTATTTCCTCCCATTGTGGGCAAGTGAAAAATGATTACCATCACGACGTTTGAAGCGACCGCCCCAAGCACCGCCCAGCGTCTCCCAGTATTCACCAAGAGGCGTTAAGTCTTCTGTCTGCTTTAGCCAGACACCATCCTTAAATACATTAAGGTCAATAGCGAGCCGACTACAATGCAAAGAATTAACGATACCAACTCCAGCTTTCGAGTTGAGCTTTGCCTGAGCAGGCGTTCGATATGCCTCTGCAAACGTGAACTCATAACCATTCTCCTTGCCCCATGCCAGCAGGCCCATGACCATCCAAACAAACTTCGACTGTTTTTTGCGTAGACTCATTTACTTATCCTCCGTCTCTTTCCAAATCCCGTATTGCTTGAAGAATGATGTTCTTGTTCTCATCCATCTTCTGCTCCAAATCATCCACCTCATCCGTGAAATGGTCTTTAACATGCTGGATTTCTTGCCGAATATTCTTATGCTCGCCTTCATCCCAGATACGTTCTGCTTCGAGTTTATCTTCAACCCAAACAACATCTGACTTCTCTGCCTCTAGCTCGCCAATATCCTCAGCATTAATTTCAATATTCTGCAGACCGACATAGACTGCACCAATCGCTGGTAACAGTGGCCATAGCCATTTAGCAAAGTCAATCCGCCTGCCTTCTTTCATTGAGCCTTCCGCTCTTTCTCTCTGCGCCAATTTCTCAGCCAACCCTTCGACTATTTTTGTTTCTGAGCCCATAACTACTCCTTAGGTATATTCACCTTTACCTGTTTAATGTGGTTGAAATACACCCCTATACCTTCAAGAATCTTGTCATCAAGTGTAACTCCGCCGCTTCCTTCTATGGAATCGTACAGAAGTTCTAGTTGCTCTCGGATAGTTCCGTAGCCTCCAGATGCCATCTCTTTCATGCGCCGGTCTTTCCATCCTTCTTTAGGTGGTTGATACTTCTCAATCACACCCCCAGCATCTAAGAAAGGTTGTACATATCGTTTCCACTGCCGGCCCTTTGGCATTATAACCTGATTATAGTTAACGCCGTCGACAGCAATAACAACATTACCGTCTTCCTGATACATAGCTTTAAGTTTCGAGATATCTACTGACATTATATTAACTCCGCGTCCATTTCAATGTAACCACCGGTGCCGCTTTCGAGATATGCTATACCTCCGTCCCCGTCACCAGCAGTGGTTGTTGTAACATTAAACCGGATACTATCTTTACTACCCCCAGAGGTAGCTAGATTAGAACCTGTCTCTGTTGCTGCCGATACTACCGTAACATCATTCACACTTCTCCAACCTGGGGAAGGTATCTGACACATCTGAACCGGGAACTGGAAGAACAACGCGAAGTTTGTCGTGGTCGTATAGTTACCATTCCCGAAGTATGTAGTGGAACTCTGCTCTTCAATCCTAAAGTAATACCTCAAGCATCGAATCAGCTCGTCCTGGAACAAAGGCATCTTGGGAGGCCTAGCATAACTTCCCTTGTGAAGATTAAATCCCCAGAACATGATATTGTTAGCAGTATTGTCGCAACCATCCACCTGGTCTTCCGACCCAGTTATAATTGTTGTCACAGTCTCCCAACTGCCATCTGCTGGAGAATCCTCACTTGTACCTACAAGGAAAGCAAAGGTAATCCTCAGTCCTTTCTCTCCCTCTTCCATAACCCACGTACCGGTTGTGTCTGCTGGAACAACAATAGAAGCAAACTCCCAGGTATTGGTCACGCTCTGGGTATAGTTCGCGGCATAGACCCGGTCATTATCGTCATTTTCAAATGCAATACTCCATGTGCCAGTCTTCGTGTGCTTATGCCAGAAACTCAGAACATAAGCTCCCTGATGCAAGGACTGGTAATCTGGCCCTTCTACAGCATAGGTCATACCTACAGCATCCGAAGCCCCAATCGATACTGTCTGCGTAGTAACATCGAACTTCATACTGTTGCCACCCACAATCGCATTACCAGCGCCCCACACAGCCTCTTGCTCGGTTCTGCTTGGAATATCCGTCTCAAGCGAAAATGTTACTTCCGCATCTGGAGTACTACGCTCAGCAAAAGAGAATCTATCACACAGATATACCCCATCATCTCCATTACCAAGACCAGTTCGAGTTTCACTGGCCCGTTGGTCGATAAGCCCAAATCCGTTGATAATCACATTCTCATGGTGAGCCGATACTTCCAACGATGGGTTAAGAAGAATAAACTGCGTACCGTCGTAGATTAAACAGTACACCCCACCGCTGATTATCATATTACTCCACAACTCAGTTCCCAGCACAGAGTAGATATTTTTAGCGCCCAGGGCATTAACGTTCAAGTCCGCGGCTCCGGCGGCATTAGTGAAGCTCGCCTTCATGAATATCATCATACCCTCAGTATACGCACTTGGAGCCTCGTCCAATGTCACCGTATATGTTGGGTCGCTTCCAGCGCTTTCCTTATAACCCCAAGGATAATCATGCCCAGGAAAGGAGTTCTTGACAACCTTCTTAATCAACTGAAGATGGTTATCTCCCTGATGCTTCTTGTCCGTTCCGCCAACTGGATTTGTGTCAACCAAGTCAGTGATGAAATCGCCAGTTTCTAAACCCATTAGTCTTCTCCGCCCATTATGTAATTCTGATTCTCATGTTTCCGAGCCTCAGTAGCGTTTGTTAAAGCTAAAATGCCTTCGTTGCGCATATCTTCAAAGTACTCCATTGCGCCTTTGTCTCGAAAGGCCAAGGCCATGCGCCGCCCGGCTTCGCCTTGTAGTACCTCTGGAGCATACTTTAGCCAGTCATTCTCAATATTGCTATTCAATACAGTATCCTTTGCATAGTAAAGCATCTTAATAGGATACACAGCATCTGGAGTAGGTTTCAATCTGAAGTAATCTCCAATCAACGCATAGTACAGTGGCTTGTCCGTGCTTGATCCATACGTCTTGACCAGCTCGTCGTAATCGCTCTTAGGAAGATTAATCCACTGGTCTTCCTCATCTGCACTGGAATCAAACCTCCACAACGTCCCATCATCATGCTCGCGTAGGAAATCACTTGGCACCGCCAGTCGCTCTTCATCTGCAGTGGTTTCTGATGTAACAATCTCGCTTATCAGAAACCACGGAAGCTCTGGCAAGGAACCTGTCTCATACTTCTCTTGCGCCCGCTTCAATGCATTCTCAATCTCAGTCGCCTTGATATCAAGCCAACCAAGCTCAATCTGAATGTCACTAACTATTGTATCTCTATCGCTCACTATTAGCTCCAAGAATTTGTCTTACCGCTTTCCGCGTCCCAGGTTCCAGCACCTAACGCACCTTCGCTAGAAAACCCATCACTTACAGATGTATCTCCTGACCAGTCCTCTGTTTCAGCACTACCCGGAACCCATTGATTTGAAGAAAGATTCACTTCCTTTCCAGTAAAGGTAAAGCTTCCAGCCCCAAGAGACATAAGCCTACCATATTCCAAGTTTGCATCCGTCCCGGTTACAACAAAACTTCCACTCCCTGCGGCCAGCGGGTGATTACTGGATAAATCTACAGCTGTTCCAGTGACCGAATAACTCACAGTATCTACATCCAACGCATAACCTTTCAGCAACGATGCCATTTGTCCGCTAATACTGTAGCTACCAGAATCAACTGCTAACCCCTGTACATATAGCAGAGTTGCAGCTTTCCCTGTGTAGGTAAAACTCCCGCTCTCCGCTTCTATGTCATACGCCTGTTCCAGTGTAACCGATTGTCCAGTTACTACATAGTTTCCGCTATCAACTGTCAGCTCATAGTCAAAGCTAAAATCAATCGGGAAGCCAGTTACTTTAAGCTTCTCTTCCTTCTGATTTTCCAAGTACCTAGCAGTAAGTAAGGTAACTTCTTGTCCAGTAACATCAAAGCTTCCACTGTCAAGAGCAATTCCCTTTCCTTTCCCATAGATAAGCTCAGCCGCACCTCCAGTAATTACATAACTTCCAACCGCCGG